CGCAGTTAAATGTTAAGACTTCATTACGGCCGTATCTGCTGACATAGGTAACTTGCAGCACAACACTTTGCATTTCTTCAGGATTGATAATGTACTCTAATCCGTTGGAAGCACGGACATAGGTACGGAAAAATCCTACAGGAACTTCTGAGAATACACCGTCGCCAAATGTCAAAGTAATCTGATCATTTACACGACTAGTAATGCTGTATATTTTTCTTTGATTTGGAGCCAACTGTTCAATTGCAGCCGCGTAAATGCTTTCGGCATACGACCACTCACTGGCTACTGTTCCAACATCGTCTAGTTGATACAGCCAATAGTCTTCGTTGTTGACACCTTCAATATTAATTTCAACCGTACGATTAGTAATGGCTTCGGCTAAATTAAAGTCTTGATTTTGTAGCACTCCTTGCTTGAACAAAAAGAAGAATCCAGTATTGTTGGATCCAAATCCCAGTTGATCGTTGCGATATAAAATATTAAACTCGCCATTAGGCTGTGGTGCTGGCTCGTACACATAGTTTTTGCCTTGTGTTGACGAACTCACTGCTTCAAATGGCATGTTGATACCGTCGACATTAGAAGTATAAGGTATAACTGGTAAGAATCCGGTGGCAAAATTTATAGTATATTCAGAAGTTTCAACACCCAAAATTGTTTGTTTACTAGCAGGGCGACCGACTTTTTGACTGTCGACAAGTGCGGCATTAATTATGTAAACAAATTGCTCTTGCCAATTGATATTTGTAGGGTCGTTCCAATTGACAGTGATATTTGATAAGTTAATGCCGTTGACATCTGTGATACTTTCTGTGGTCTGCACAGAAAACACTTTTAATAAACCTTGCGCTGCTTGATTACGTTTAGGAGTATAGCTAACTAAATCAGCTAATCTAACTACCGAGTCTCGTCGTTCTGCTGTGTCTAGGAAGTTTTCGCGAGCGTTTAGATCATTACGGAAGGCCAAGGCCTGTCCCATAAAGGCCATGACATCTAGAATAGCAATAAATTCTGATGATTCAATGTAGTCGTTGAACGTTTCTGGATAATATAAACGTAGATAGTCTACAAAACTCTTACGCAGAGTTTCAAAATCGTAGCTTTGGAAGTCAGCTTCTCTGTAAGTCTGGTACAGACGCTTCCAATCTTCTACTCCAAATATTGCTGTTTGTCGCGCAGTCTTAGCCATGTTATCTCGTTAGTAAAGTATTTATTACAGTTAAAAACGACGTAGTTTTAGATGAAAGAAGCCCGGCGAGATTCCTGATCAAGAAATAAAGATAACAGTTGTGCTTCAGAACTGTTGACTGTGCTAATAAACAGCTCTATCAGAATACCATTTTCTTGAGGATATATCTGTGCATCTTGCAACGAAACTCTTGGATCGCCTCCGGCAACACGTTGTACTTCGGCCAGCATAGCTTCTGTGGTGTCAGTTGCTTGATTTTCAAATACAAAACTCCATAATATGGTTCCATACTCGGGGCGACCTGGCAACTCTCCCTTTTGAATGTTAAAGGCATTGGCCAAATCTCGCTTGATCAACTCAAAGTCAACCAGAGTAAATTTTTTATACTGATTAATAGTATTAAATCCAACAAATGTAGTCATACAAATACTTATCCTTATTGCTTTGTAGTGCTATCTGGTTAGTCGGCCTAATACATCTTTATTGGCAGCCAGTTTTGCTTCTTGTGCAACTTCTGCATCAAGTTGTGCCTGCGATTGAAATTGAGAATCAGCATAATTTATATTTGTAGTTCCTCTAGTTTGTGCCAATGCTGCATCTGCATTTGATCCTGCAGCAGATACCGGTAGGCCCGAACCAGTGCCCAGGAATGTTGATTGTCCTGCAGATTGTGCAGTTTGTGTGCCAAAAGTTTGTTGGAATTCTTGTAAACTATTTGTTCTGCCTGTTGTACCTGTGGCGGTAGTAGTATTACTGGTAGTTCCTGTTCCTGTACCAAATTTTGCCAACTCTGCTGCACCCCAGTCGTTACCAGCAGCAGCGCCAATACGGGCTGCTTCTCTTTCAGTTTTGCCTTCGGCAATAGCCTTGTTGAACGCTTCAGTTCTTACTTCTTGTTGTCCTTTTCTAATGTCAACCGAAGTCACAGTGTAATCCGGTACTGGCACTTTCTTGTCGCCGATGACTCCAGCAATGGCATTTGTCACAGGCAGACGATTCACAGTACCTACTATACCGGCAATAGCTATAGGTCCACGAGCACTGGATCCACCAAAAACAGCACCAATGATGCTGTTGGCAACTTTGATTGCCACTTGAGCATTTTTAGACAGCTTGTTGATTTGATTTAGTACTACTGCATTAGCTTGTCCAAGGGCCCAGGATTTCACTGCATCTGGACCAAATTTAGCTGCTGACTGTAACAATGAACCTAATTGCGGAACAGTTTCTAATCCGTTGAGTACACCAGTTTTGCGTAGTGCAACCAGCCCGTCTTTCATTAGACCTTGTTGTAAGCGTGTCTGTAATTGTGGATTGGTCAATATACCGCCTATATTGCTGACACCATCCTTGCCAGTCCAGATAGTAGGACTTGTTAATAACGCATTGAGTGTGTTGGAATTGCCTAGATATTTGCGAATTGTGCCAGGTTTGATCAAGCCCAATTGTTCTAGTTGCAATGGAGAGAGACCGTATTGACCTATGCCTTTGAGTGTACTAACAACATTAGCTGCTTGACCTACACCAGCAGCAGCTGAACTCAATAAACTGGTCACTTGCGGCACGTTTAAACTGCCGATGCCAGTGGTAGCCTGTGCCTGTTTTAGTATTTGTGCAGGACTAACAGCATCAGTTACAGGTAAGCTAGACAGTTGTGCTGTGGCTGCGGTAGTAGGAGTCACAGGGATCACAGTTGCAGTTGACGGAGTTCCTACAAATCCTGAACTATCACCACTAGATCCGCCGCTGGCAGTAAATTCCGTCACGGTAGATTTGGCTTCTACTCCTCGATTATGATACGGATAAGGTTCATGTGTAGGCGCACGACTTACAATAGTTATTAGCTTGCCTTTTTCTTCTTCCCAGCCTTTGCCTTCTACCCATGCCACATCTGGCAGTTGTATATCTTCCAGCAAGGCCGGTTTTGTTATGGATGCAGCACCTGCTCCGGGACCGTTTAAATTGATTGTGCCGCCTTTGAGTGCTAGGCTTGATCCGCCATCCCAATTACCAGATTGGCTTTTAATTCCTAAGCTACCGGATGCAGTTACACCAATTGTGTTTTCACTGTATAGAGATATGTTGGTTTTACTAGCCAAGTCCAGTGACTCAACTGAGTTGATTCTTACAATTTTACTTTTGATATTGATACTTTCGCCAGCATACATGTTGATGTTTTTATCGGCATGTAAGTTTATTTCTCCCTGGGAACGCACGTTCACTGAGTTGGTACTAAACAGATCAATGGTGCCTTCTGCTCCTAACTCTACCCAAGTTTGTCCATTGGCATGTAGAATATAAAAGAAGTTTCCATCGTCACTCATGGTAATCTGATGGCCTTTGCTGGATCTTATTCTTACTAGATTATCTCGTCCTTCGAGATCTCCGTCATCCATGACAAGACTATGCCCGCCTCGTCGTGCTACAACTTTAACACTGGCCAGCTTGGAATCTTTGTTTTCTACTGTTTTCCTGATCTGCTTGTCATCATCACCACCTTGGAAAACCGGACGTCCCGGAGTGCTTATTCCAAATACCGCACTGGGACTTTCGCGTTGACTATTGCTAGTAATGGGGCCGCGTTCAGTGTCGTTAATGACACCTTGTTGTAACATTACTCCTGCTAGATAAGAATGTACTGGTTTTTTTTGGTTAAAAAATTGCGGATTGTTATCAATCTCGTTATTTTCGCTATTGATTTCAGTGACTGGTAACTGCTTGGCATTTTTAAAATATTCTTTTTGATCAGAGTTTTGTGTGTCAAAGTTTTTGCTGGCGCCAATGGCTGGAATCATATGACTGATACCTGGATCTGGAACGCATCCTATATAGTAACCTTGATTGGGATCGCCACCGACAAAGAAACAAATAACTTGTGTATCAATGTCTGGAGGAGTGAACCACATACCATAACTTTGCGGATTACCCACAAATGTGCCAGTCCCGGTGTTAGTACCTGTTTGAGATACTGCTCCGTAGAATGGCGGAATGTAATTGACAGTACGCCAGAGACTTTCGTCGTTGGGATTATCTCCGCCAAACTGTTCAATGTAGACTTTCAGCCGCCCAGATCTTACGTTATCAACGTTATTTTTAACTTCGCCAATGAAGGGACCAAATTCAGTAGGATTGCCGCCGCGATCAAACTTGTAGTTTTTACTACGGCCACGATTGCGTTGTATATTTTCTGACATTAGTAATCCTTAGCTCCATTTTGTGGTGGTGTATTTACTGGGGCAGCACGTCCTCGTACAATACCTGTAGCAGCGCCGGCGGCATTGCTAGTTATAGTGGTAGTTGCGGGTGTAGTATTTCCAACCGGTTGACCACCGCTGGTAGGAGGCCTATTCTTCAACGGCTGCGCTACCGGTGCTGATGCTTTGGCAGCAGGACTAGTACCAACAGCAGGCTTTGCAGGTTTAGCAGATGTATTTGTACTATTGAGAGGTGCAAGTGCAGGGGCTCCATTCTTAGGTTGAACGACAGTAGGTTTTACGTTGGGATTTGCTATTGCACCAGGATAGGTGGCAGCAGCCGGTGCTGGTGTAGCGTTTCGTTGATTAACGCCTGGCGGAACCTCTGTAGGAATTGACGAATAAGGATCATATTCAGCAGGTTTATCGTTTTGCTTGATAGCAGTTGATGGAAATTGTACCAAGACTCCTTCAAGGTCCTGAGTAAATCTTCCTTGCTTGAAGCTGCTGGTCACACTGACTGCACGATAGATATAACTCTGGGTTGGACCATTGGCTAGTGTTTCAATTTGGTTGGCACCGTTTGTTCGTTGATTGGGGTTCATCAGACCAGTAGTCAGTTCATAGTCTACTGGCTTGTTCCAAGCAATTTCAAAGAGAGGCTCTTGTATTTCATAGTTGATGGTGCCGTCAGGAAAAAATGGAGTATAACTAAACGCACGTATGTTGCGCCATATTTCGCCTTGTGCTATCCACGCAGGATCGCCCACAATGCTTAGTTTGACACGAGCTAGATCTGCCGGACTGTACAAACTGGTGGCAGCATTGGCAGCAGGTTCGTTGATTTTGCCGTCTTGTCCTTGATCAC